CCCCCGCAGCAGCCCCCGCAGCAGCCCCCGCAGCATCCCCCGCAGCATCCCACGCAGCAGCCCGCGCAGCAGCCCGCTCCTCCTCGGTCGCCTCGCCATTTGTGAATCGTTCCGCGACATCCAGCGCATCGAGGCTGCGTTGATCGGTCATCAGGTGTTGCACTTGTCGGGCACACCAGACGCCGAACAAGCGGATTTCACGGTCGTGACCTTTGACGGCTTGCAGGCACCACAGCGCGTCATCGAGGCCATTGCTGTCCAGTACCGTGACGATGCTCAAGGGCTCGTCATCGGCCTTGGTCTTGCCAAGGTGCGCGAGGAGTTTTGTCCAGCCCTCGGTGCATGGCGATTTGTCACGGATCTGATTCAGCGTCGTCTTCATTTGCTCTTCTCTAGTTATTGGTTGCTCTTGCTAAAAAACTCTCAACTCCGATGCACTAGCTCGTAGTGCATGAGGGTTGTTAGTCAGACGACGAACTGCAAGAGCCCGAGTCGCTCGAACTGCTGGAACTGGAATCGCTGGAGGAGCTGGACGAACTGGAATCGCTCCAACTGGACGACGCGCCGCCGCCGCCGAAATCGCCGCCGCCACCAGAGGAGAAGGCGGGCTCAGACGTCGGGGCAGGAACGGACACGGCGGGCTCCGAGTACGCGGGGAAGGGCCATGCAGCAGGAGAGCTGAAAGAGGACTCGACAGCGCGAGGAGGACTGACGAAGCGCGATGAAGCTGAAGGCTTAGCGCTGCCGGATGGCTTGGCGTGCAATAGGTCGGCGCTGCACTTGGCGAATTCCGCGTATGCATTGCACGCCGCGTCTTCGCTGATTTCTCGCACCGAGCCAACAAACTGATCGCTGCGGTATATGTCCCAAAGTTTCTTGATCACAGTTTTCTCCAGTTAGGTTTACTTCGCTCACCCCATCCAGCTACGCAGAACATCTGCTAGAACCGCCTCGGACCTCTCGTTGGCTTTGACCAGGTATGCGGACTGGTCGGGTTCGTGGTGCTTGTGGAGCGAGTGAGAATTAATGTACACGCAATGTGGAGTTGAGTCAACAAATAATTTAGTTGAATTTGCGACTTTGAGAAACGGCGTGTAGTACGGACGTTAAAAAGCCACCTCGAATGGGTGGCTTATGTGGCACTAATGCCTTCCTAGGGTATGGCCGCTGGCGCCCTTGGTCTAAAGGCGTAAATTTGGCACGGGCTCTTGTGCCCTATGCCTGCCGTTGCTGGTCCTCTCCGGGATCGGTCGTCAATTCCCCCGATAAACGGCTACCTATGAGCGCTATCGCACCGGCATTCGCTTTAGGGTTTTTCAGGAACAGGGTAAGCATGGATAGCACGTCATCCCTGGTGTCCTGATCGGCTGCTGTGGCAGCTAGCGCGAAGGCCCTTAGATCCGTGAGGAGAGCCCGCGTATTGCGTCCTCCGGCTATGTTTGTGGGAGCGTGGCCCACACCCTCTATCTGATCGACTGTGAATGGGCGAAGCGCATCCGCTATAGCCCTGTATCTCCTGGGCGGAACTCCGCGTGTTTTCCAGTTCTGTACCACCTGGTCAGACGTACCAATCTCCCTGGCGAGCCACGCCCAATTTTTATGGCGGCGCACCAACTCGGCATTAATGATTTCCCACGGACTCATTACTACATTCTTTGCCATGGCAAAAACTAAATGTTGACTCAAACTACACATTAGGTGTACCATGGTCGCCATGACCCAAATCGAAAAAGACGCCGCACTCATCGCGGAACTTGGCGGCCCCGCAAAGGTAGCGGAGCTGCTCAGCTATGCGGACGGCGGGGTCCAGCGCGTTTTCAACTGGACGGTTCGCGGCATTCCATCTGCCATAAAGCTCGAACGCCCAGACCTCTTTTTGCGCGATTTCCCCGCCTTTCGAAAGCAGCAAAAGCAAACAGCCAAGGCCTGAGCCATGCACCAGCGCCTGATCCCCTCTGACAACTCGCGGCAGTCCTGCAAGGGCGGCGGTGTGGATGTGGAGCCATGTGTTTTTCATAGCCTCCAGTCTCGTTTTTTTGTCCAACTTTGAGACGGCAACAGACCGCAACCCGACATGCCATCTATTTCTCCCTCCCAAATGACGCTCAGTTTTGAGCCTTCATTGCCTGACCGCTTTCCCTCTCTGCGTAGCTATATAGCGCACCGCACGCCACTGTTGGCGAAGTCGGCCAAGGTGATTGCTGGTGATATGGACATGAGTCCTTCAATGCTCAGCCGGAAGCTGAACCCGACAGAGGGCGACACACAGCGATTCAACCTTGACGACTTCGAGGCATTTCTTGAATCGACAGGTGACGCCCCCGCCTATATCGAATACCTCGCCGCCAAATTCATGGACAGCCCAGAAGCACGCAAGGCGCGGGTTATTTCTAAGGTTGAAAACTTGGCCGAACAACTGGCCCACGCGATGGCCTCACTCAAGGATGCGTCATGAGCTACGTCCAGAAGGTCGTTATCGGCGATGCGACGCTTTATCAGGGCGATTGCATGGATGTTCTGCCGACGCTAGGCAAGGTGGATGCGGTTATTACTGACCCGCCGTATGGGATCGTGCACGACTTTGGGACCCAGAAAAGGCTCGATGGTTCCAGAGCGCTTAAATGGGATTGGGATGGCGAAGGCACGCATGAAGCAATCCGAACAGCGCTTGCAGGCTGCCTGGCTATTTTAAATAGGCCTGGAAATGCTTTTGCCTTTGCCGGTTTCGACACGATAGAGATCTCGCGGGAATTGTTCCGTAAGGCCGGCATGGTTCCGAAGCCATGGGCATGGGTGAAACTGTGCCCACCACCTGCCATGCCCGGTAACCGATGGCCCTCAGCCTTTGAGGTTGCATGTCTTGGGTATGACTCAGGCTCCTATTTTGCCGATGCTAATGCATCAAGAAAAAACGTGATGGTGGTGGATGCATTGCGTGCTGGCAATTCTGAGAAGGCTGGGCACCCAACCCAAAAGCCCATTGCGGTGATGGCTCACCTTGTAGCCGCTCTTGTTGCCCCCGGCACGACTGCGCTTGACCCCTTCATGGGCAGCGGAACTACGGGAGTAGCTGCTATTCAGCTAGGCCGAAAGTTTATCGGCATTGAGCGCGAACCAAAATACTTCGACATTGCCTGCAAGCGCATAGAGCAAGCCCACGCTCAGGGCCAGCTATTCGCGCCCACCCAGAAACCACAAGAGCAGCTTTCCATAGCCGCCTAACCCCACCTACCTAAGGAGAACGAGATGAACTGCAAACCTGGAGATTTGGCCGTAATTGTTCGTGCGCAGTACCCGGAAAATCTCGGCCTTTTTGTGACGGTTGTAAGGCCGCACCCGCGTCAAAAACATGGGTGGATGGTAGAGGGGAGTGGCCCCGGTGACTGGTGCCTAGACGAAGACCTCCGCCCCATCCGCGACAACCCCGGCAACGAGCAATTCGTAATAGAGGCCCGCAAGACCCTCCCTCGCCCAACCCCCGTAACTGGTCCTGTGACCATCAATGAGAGGGGGGAGCCAGCATGAGCGCCGACCAAATGCGAAAGGAGTTTGAGGCATGGTTTTCCGATGATGGCGCGTGGCCGAAAGCCTGTGCACGATCTGCGGATGGGGACTACATCCACATGAGCGCAAGCACTTCTTGGACTGCATGGCAGGCAGCATACGCCGCTGCAAGAAAAGACCATGTGCCGCTATCTATCGACGGGAATTCTGTTTATATCGATGGCCTCGGTGATGTCGCCCTCGCCACCCAACCACAAGGGGCTGTGACAGACGCCGAGCGATATAAAAAACTGCGCCGCTGGATGAGCAGCAATGTCAAAGAAGGCTGGACAGAGGTGGAAAACCTTGGGGCCATTGCGGCATACATGGGCTGGGACGAGATGGACAAAGCGCTGGATGGACTCCCTATGTGCACCGTCGGACTTTGCAGCCTGCCCGCCGCCCCCAAGACTGAAACACCAGAGGGGGAGCAATGAACACCGACCGCGAACTTTTGGAGTTGGCGGCTAAGGCTGCGGGGTATCGCATCTGCCACCTTGCCGACGATGACCGCGCCGCTTATGTTTCCAATGATTTGACGGGTTGCCGGTTTTACTGGCGTCCATATACCGATGACGGTGATTCGCTGCGGCTCGCTGAAAAGCTGAGCATCAATATACAAATGGGCGAACAGTACGCATGGAAGCGCCTTGACACTGGCGTTTTGATCCAAGAGTTTTGGGGTGCAGACCATCCACCCTGCCATCGGCACGCAATCGTTCGTGTTGCTGCTGAAATCTTAATGGCCAAATCATGACCCCCATCAACCTAGGAATCATCGGACAGGACGGACCAGACTTCACCCGCCGCCACTGCCGCACTAATGGCCCAACCACCAGCGAGAAGGCCGCAGTAAGGGCTGAGGGCTTCTACAAGGGGCATTGCAAGACCATCCTGGCGTCGATCAAGGAAAACGGCCCACAGACCGCCAAGGAGATGGCGCGCACTACTGGGCTGACCTCGGTTCAAATCTCGCGCCGCACCAAGGATCTGCAAGTGGCCGGGCTGATCAAGGAAACCGGGCTTGAGCGCGATGGGTGCCGCGTGTTGGAGGCTGCGTGAGCGTCCCACAAGTCCGCGAATACCTAAATGCGACGTTCGCAGGCGGGCGCACGCAGAAATGTTGGATGTGTGGCTGCGTGTTGACCCGCAAGACGGCTACCGCAGACCACCTTGTCGCGCAAAGCATGGGAGGCGGTCACAAGCCTGAAAACCTTCGCCCAGCATGCAAGGCATGCAACAACGAGCGGGGAAACAGGGAACTGACGCCGGGCGAATGGAACAAGGCGCTGACTTACCGTGAAACACAACAGGGTGTAAGCCGCAAGGTTGCCGCAGTCGTCTCGCTGGTCAAGCGCCAGCGAACTTTTGAATCAGATAAATGTGCCCGTGGCGCAATTGGATTAGCGCACGGAGCTTCGACCTCCGGGGTTGCGGGTTCGAATCCTGCCGGGCACGCCATCAACATCAAGGAGAAATCTATGAAAACGCAGCTTTGGCTTACTGAAACTGAGCGCGATCTTGTTGAGACCGCTTTGAAGGCATTTCTTGAGCAGGCCGACGCTGAATTGGTCGGCCCGGCAAACAAGCGCTGCCGCGGTTATGTGGCCCGACGCATCGCTGCGATGCTGGCCCGTGTGGAAAAGAAGTAACCAGCCACGCCTCAAATGATCATCGTTCCGAACAACTGGGGGGAACTCCAGCATTACAAGGATCGTTCGCCGCCATGGATCAAGCTGCACAAAAAGCTGCTTGACAACTTCGACTGGCATTCGTTGCCTGTTGCTAGCAGAGCGCTAGCACCCATGCTTTGGTTACTTGCAAGTGAGCACGACAGGGGGGAGATAGACGCCGCCCCTAAGAAACTCGCTTTCCGGCTTCGCATGAGTGAGCGTGAGGCTACCGAGGCTTTAAGGCCGTTGATTGATAACGGTTTTTTTGAGGTGGTGCTTGACGATAGCGACACGCTAGCAGCAAGCAAGCAAGCTGCTTGTCTAGAGGAGAGGCAGAGGAGAGAAAGAGAAGAGGCAGAGCAGAAGGCGCGAGACTTTGAGATTTTCTGGCAGGCATACCCGAAGAAGGACGCGAAGAAGGATGCGATAGCGGCTTGGGCAAAGGTCAAGGTCCCACTGGCAACGATCCTGGCAGCGATTGAGCGCAAGCGTGGCTCCGAGGACTGGACGAAATCGAAAGGTCAGTTCGTGCCACTGCCGGCGACATGGCTGAACGGCAAGCGCTGGGAGGACGCTGCGAGCGACAACTTGGCCGTATCCAGCATATGGCACCAATCCGCAGCCGGCGTGAAGGCCAAGGCTGCGGAGCTTGACCTTGATCCCCACGACGAAGTTATGGAGCCGTTTCCAATGTTCAAAGCCCGCGTCATGAAAGCAGCGGAGGCCCACGTATGACCAGGACCCATGCCGCTTACCAGCTGCTGCGCCACGGGCCGCTGACCCTTGAGCAATTTCGCTGGATCACCTGCTGGCCGACCATTACCGAGTGCCGGGAAGTGCTGGATGTATTGCGGAAAGAAAAGAAGGTGGTTCTGCGCCAAGAGCGCGGATGCAGGTTTTACGACATTGCCAAACCTAGGCGGTGCAGATGATCCGCCCAAAGCCAGCCAAGCAAAAGAAGTGCAAGGTCTGCCCGAGCATGTTCACCCCATCACGCCTAGGGCAGAAGGTCTGCGGGCCTATGTGCGCTTTGACCTATGCCAGGTCAATCCGCGGCAAGGATGAAAAACGGGAGGCCATAAAAGAGCGGCGCGAGACGAAGGCGAAGCTGAAAGAGCTTAAGCCGCGCAATTATTGGTACGCAAAGGCCAAGGTAGCCATCCAGGCTTCGCGCCGGCTTGAGGAGCTTGTAAAGGGCAGCGGCTGCATGAGTTGCGGACGGTCACAGAAAGAGGTTGCCGGAACGGATGCATGGAAGCCGGGTGGTCTGTGGGACGGCGGCCACTTCATGAGTAAGGGCGCCCGGCCGGAGTTGGCCCTGGAGCCTTTGAATATCTGGCTTCAATGCAAGTCATGCAATGGCGGATCTGGGAAGTACGCGCGCAAGGGCTATACCGTAAATGCATCGTTTGAGGCCAATCTGAGGGCTAAAGAGGGCGATGAGCTGGTGGACTGGCTCAGGGGCCCCCACGAACTCAAGCATTACACAGCCGAGCAGTTGCAGGCCATGGAGCGCGAGTTTTCGGCAAAGGCCAAAGAGCTGAAAGCGAGGCGGTCATGATCCAGCAAGGACATCGATACAAAGGACCTGGGGTACTTCCTTGGCTGGCGCTGTCTTCCGGTGAGGGTGAGGTATTGGTTGCAACTATCGATAACCGCCGCCCTTGGCCGCTGGGTGAGCCGCGAACCATACTGTCGAGTTTTCTAAGCCCGTTACCCATGCGTTACTTCCATGACCAGGTGCCGGCATGAGCAAGCGCATTTTCTTCATCGTAGGCGACTCGGTGCGATTCCGGGCGATAGATGCCGTTCACCAAGCCCCAATCGGTCACATGGTCACGCTCAGTGAGCCAACCCGAAACGCCGACCAGAACGCCAAGTTTCACGCGATCTGCTCCGACCTTGGTAAGTCAAAGCTGCCGTGGGCTGGGAAGCCGCGCACGGCCGACCAATGGAAAGTCTTGCTTGTATCCGCTCACTCCAAAGCCACGGAGGAGGAGTTTGAAATCATCCCGGGCCTTGAGGGTGAGTTTGTCAACATCAGGGAAAGCACGGCCCTCATGAGCGTGAAGCGCAGTGCCAGCTTGATTACCTATTCGATAGCTTTTTGCGACATGAACGGCGTTCCGTTGCATGAGACAAAAAAACTGGAAACACATTAACCCGATGCCTCGCAGCCTGGGCTACAGGTGCACCTACTAACAGGAGAAATGAAGATGATTGAAATGGCACAACCGCAAATGAACGACGTCTACCGAGATGTCGGAGCCAAACTCTCCCTCGGGCAAGTTGGTGGACACCAAGGCGCCTCAATCCAGCAATCCGAGGTGCAGCGGCAAACCACCAAGCTGCTTGAAACCGCCGAAACGCTGGACGCCACCGCCGCAAAGCTGATCGCACGCATCGAGGGGGTCACGCGCTCCGAGCCTGAGCCGGGTGCAAAGGCGGCGGAGGGCTCGCTCGCAGCCTGCCCAGCGACAAGCCTTGGCCGCACCCTCGACAGCATCAACAACCGCATCCGCGCCACGATGGCAACCCTGCAATCCACCATCCAGCGCATAGAGCTATAGCCACCCCACCGCATCTAAATGGACGGCGGGGATACGTAACAAGGACGGAAATATGTTGATGGCGACAAAGAGCATTGATTTCCATGCAGTGGAAGAACATCAGCGGGAGATTGACCGCCGGCTGTACAACTGGGCCAAGTGGTGCAACGGCTCGAATGTGCCCATGACCTCGCCAATGTTCCGCATGACCCCGCCACCGCCACGGGTGAGGGCGGATATGGCCTACCAAATGGCCGACTCGGTAGACCGCATGGACGCCATGAAGATTGCTAAAGCAGTGATTGCGTTGCCCGACAAGCACCGGGCGGCCGTGAACTGGGCGTATGTGAAGCCAGTGAACCCGCGCCGTGCCTGCCAGTCCATAGGCGTGAGCCCGGACGATCTGGCGTTGCTTTTGCGCGACGGGCGGCAGATTCTCATCAATAGAAAAGTTTGACAAATCTGATTTTCGTCATAGAATTTGCTAACGACTGAGCAAAAGCATTAGGGTCGCCCGTCCATGTTGGAGGCGGCGCCGCCGGTAAAGCTCAGTGTTCGAGCCCTCTGCAATGGAGGGCTTTTTGCTTTCAGTCCATTGAAAGCCGGGTCACGTCCTCGCCGTAACTACCGCGCCACCGCTTGCAAAGCACCGGCTGCTAATCGATTGCGGACGCTGACCCCGCCCTATTACAGGAAATCTATGAAATACGAAGTTCGCTGGAGCAATGGCTTCTGGAAGACGTTTGACCGCTCGCGCTATGAGTCGGTAGCCGTCCATGGAACGCAGGCCGAGGCAATCATTGCGGTAGCTAAGGCAAACCGCTAGTACTTTCTTCTCCAAGGTGTGCACACGTTGCACTTCGCCCCCGCGCTGACCATCGGCCCGGGGGCTTTTTAACTTAAGGCTGTGACATGGACTTCAAATCGCTCTTCGCAGCCAAGCCAGCCGCACCTCTGGGTTCAGGAATGGCTCAGCAAGCAGCCCAGGTGCTGCAGAGCCGGCCATACCAGCTTCACGTCCAAGAGGCTCAAGCCGCAGGCGTAAAGCCCATGAGCCCCGAAGAATTCCTTCAACAAACGCAGCCCAAGGGGTTGCTCAGTCAGTAACCACGGAGTCGGACACGCCGAGAGGCACCCGATGGGCAGATGATTGAAAACAATCAAACGAAATCAAAAGAATCAAAGCGCGGCGGTGCTGGACGAGGCCAAGGCCGCAAAGCAGGTTCGGCCACCAAGAAGACACGCGATATAGCTGACAGGGCCGCAGCTGAGGGCGTTACGCCACTTGAGTTCATGTTGCAGGTAATGCGCACTGAGCCAGATATCTCGCTTGACCCGAAGATTTACGCATCGGCCATGGAAATGCGCTTTGAGGCGGCTAAGGCTGCGGCGCCCTACATTCACCCGCGCCTGGCTGCGATTGAACACACTGGCGAGGGCGGCGGTCCGATAGACCACAGTTTGACGGTGACGTTTGAGGAAAAGCGTGAAGACGTTTGATGAATGGTTTGAGGGCGCATACAAAACCACCTTCGATGAGTATGTGATCGTCATGTCTATGGCTCAAGTCATGCACGCAATGACCAGAGCGCTTCGGGATTACGCCACTTACGCGGCCATGTACTCGCGCAATGAGAAGTGAACGTCAAGTTCCCGGAGAAGCTCCGGCCTCTGTTCCGCCCGAACAGGCTGAAGGTAGCCCACGGCGGGCGTGGATCGGCAAAGTCCTGGGGGTTCGCCCGAGCTTTGCTAATCCTTGGCGCACAGAGGCCATTGCGCATCCTGTGCACTCGGGAAGTGCAGAAGTCGATCAAGGATTCGGTTCACCAGCTCCTGACTGACCAGATCCAGGCGATGGGCCTGGGCCGGCACTATGAGGTGCTTGAGAACGAGATTAGAGGGTTAAACGGGACGCTCTTCCTGTTTGCTGGCTTGGCTCAGCATACGGTCGAGTCGATTAAGTCGTTTGAGGGCGTTGACATTGTGTGGGTTGAAGAGGCCCAGACGGTGAAGAAACGTAGTTGGGATGTGCTGACCCCGACCATCCGCAAGGAGGGTTCGGAAATCTGGATCACGCTCAACCCCGACATGGAGACGGACGAGACATATCAGCGCTTTGTGGCAAAACCGCCCGAAGGCTCGTTTGTCATCCAAATGAACTGGAAAGACAACCCATGGTTTCCTTCTGTGCTTGAGCAAGAGCGGCAGGACACGCTACGGCGCGACCCTGACAACTACAAGAACATTTGGGAAGGCGAGCCTAAGCGCGTGTCTGAAGGCGCGATCTATCGCCACGAGATAGAAGCGCTATACGAGCAAAAGCGCGTGCGGCTGGTGCCTTATGACCCGCTGCTGAAGGTGCATACGGTATGGGACTTGGGCTGGAACGACGCGATGTCAATCGGCATGGTCCAGCGCGAGGGTTCTGAGATTCGGCTGATCGACCACTTGAAGGACAGTCACAGGACGCTCGATTGGTACGTTGCCCAGCTTGAGAAGCGCAATTACCGCTGGGGTACTGATTACATCCCGCACGACGGCAAGGCCAAGAACACGCAGACCGGCAAGAGCACGGAAGAGGCGTTGCAGGACATGCAGCGCAGGGTGGAAGTTCTGCCGGCGCTCAGCGTTGAAGAAGGCATCAAAGCTGCAAGGCTGATGTTCCCGAGGGTTTACTTCGACCAGGACAAGACGCAAGAGGTGCTTGAGAGCTTGAAGCGTTACCAGCGCTCGATCAATGCGCAAACGCACGAGCCCGGGGCGCCGCTTCATGACGCATTCAGCCATGACGCAGACATGTTCCGGTACATCGCCATGGCTGCGGACAAGATGAGTAACGACGACTGGGGCAGCAAGTTGGCCTACCCCAAGACTTACAACGCATAAGCGAGCAGCGCACCACGGCGCGTCATTGGAAACGGAATGCGGCAACAGTGCCAGTCACCAGCCCCATAGCCGAGTTGCTTCAAAGTGGCGAAGGAATGAAGCGGCTGTCCTTTCAACAGCATCAGCACCTGACCAACTGGCGCGCTGTGCTTGCGGGTAAGCCGCTACGATTTTTGGTGAATGCGCAGTGATGATGCGCGGTGGAGCGGGTCATGACCGCAGAACAGATTGGCGAAAGATTGAACGCTGCCAGTCAAGCCGGGGTTCATCGCCGGCCGCCTCTTATTAACAGCATCGCAGAGATTGCGACCTAAGGAAAACATGGGCAAAGGCCTTTCTGAAGACGACCTCAAAGCCTTGATCGGCTCTGAAATGCGCTCCAGCTTGGGCTATTCCTCGTCCAAATTGAGCGCAGCGCGGCAAAAGGCCGAATACTACTACCTCGGATTGGCTATCGGCGATCTGTCCAAGCCGGAGATTGACGGCCGCTCGGGTGTTGTCAGCACTGATGTGCGTGACACCATTGAGAGCATGCTGCCTCAGCTCATGGTCACGTTCTGCGGTGGTGACAAGGTAGCCGAGTTCGAGCCACAGGGCCCTGATGATGAGAAGCGCGCCACCCAGGCGACGGAGTATGTGAACTATCTGTTCTTCAAGAAGAACAACGGCCACAACCTGTCCTATGTCTGGATGAAGGACGCGCTCCTTCAAAAGAACGGCATCGTAAAGGTCTGGTGGGACACGCGCCACGAAGAGAAAAAAGAAGAATACAAGGCGCTGGACCAGATCGAGCTTGCTCAGATCATGGAAGACCCGGAGGTTGAGGTAACCGAATCCTCGGCCTATCCTGATGAAGACGACGCCAATGCCAGGGCAAAGGCGCTTGAACAGCTTCAAGGCCAGATCAAGCAGATTGAAGACGGGTTTTGGCAGGCATGGCAGAGCGGCAAAATCCCGCCTCAGGCCGAGCAGCAGGCCAAGGGCCAGGTTGCCCAGCAAATCCAGCCTATCCAGGCTCAGATTGAGCAGATCAACGCCCAGCCTCCCGTGATGATCTACGACATCACCTGCAAGCGCGTGAAGACGGACGGAAAGATCACGATTGAGAACGTCCCGCCCGAGGAGTTCTTGATTAGCCGCAATGCGAAGAACATTCCGACTGCCAGGTTTGTCGGGCACCGCGTGCAGCGCACCGTGTCCGAGCTGAAAAGCATGGGCTACAAGAACGTTGACAAAATCAGCGGCGAGGACCAGGGCCAGGCGGTGAACAGCGAGCGCATCCAGCGTCTGAGCTGGAACGACGAAAACGCCTACATGTCGGACGAGGTAAACACCGCCGACGAGAGCCAACGCAAGATTTGGGTTACCGAGTGCTATATCCGCTGCGACTTCGATGGCGACGGCATCAGCGAACTGCGCAAGGTAACGGTGGCCGGCAATGAACTGCTGGACAACGAAGAGGTTGATTTCACGCCGTTTGTGAGCATCACGCCGGTTCCGCTGCCACATACGTTTTTCGGGCTGTCCATTGCTGATTTGGCGATGGAGAAGCAGAAATCCAAGACGAGCCTGATCCGCGCGGCGCATGACAACACATATCTTGAGGCCAACGGGCGCTATTTTGCGGTTGAAGGACAGGTCAACCTTGACGACCTGATGACTTCGCGTCCGGGTGGCGTTGTGCGCATGAAGAAGGAGGGCATGGCCGGCCGGCTTGATCAAGGCGCCGGTAACACGTCAAAGGTCATGGAATTGCTGGACTACACCGAGCAGGAGCTGGAAAAAGCCACGGGATGGAGCCGCTACAGCCAGGGCAACGATGCTCACGGCCTGAACGACACTGCCACGGGGATGAACATCATCACCAATAAGGCGGATATGCGGGTTGACCTGATCGCCCGCAACTTCGCCGAAGGTTTCACGGAGCTGTTTAACTTCATCTTGAAGCTAGTTTGCCAGCACCAGAACAAGAAGGCGACGATAAAGCTCGCGGGGGAATGGACCGACATAGATCCCCGCGAGTGGCGCAACCAGTTCGATGTGAACATAAACGTCGGAATTGGCCAGGGCAACAAGGACCAGAAGGTCCAGCACATGATGGCGCTGATTGGGCAGCAGGAGAAGGTGTTCCCGCTGGGCGTGGCGAATGGCGCTAACCTATATGAGGCGAGCACGGAGCTTGCAAAGTTGCTGGGTTACAAGAATGGGAACAAGTTCTTCAATGACCCGGTAAAGAACCCGCCGCCTCCGAAGCCGGACCCCGAGAAGGCCAAGCTGGACGCAATGATGCAGCTTGAGCAAATGAAGATTCAGGCCAATGGTCAGGCCACTGCAGGCAAGGCGCAGGTAGACGCCCAGATTGAACAGATGCGGTTGCAATTCAAGGCCGCCAATGACCAGTCGGACCGCGAACACCAAGCCCAGCTTGAACAGCTCAAGGCCAGCTATCAGGCCCAGGTTGACAACAACCGCCAGGCATCCGAGGCGCAGCAACATGCGATGAAGATGCAGAACGAGGCCGCGCTGGCTCAATTGAAGGCGCAGTATGCGGACCTGGCCCACCAGCGCGAAGATGCGTTCAACCGCTGGAAAGTCGAGATTGAGTCGTCTGTGAAGGTCGAAGTGGCAAACATCACCAGCAAAGACAAGTTGAACGACTCGGCAACGCAGACGGCGACCGCCGAAATAAGCCGCGAGGTGCAACCGTAATGGCTGAAGAAAACACGCGCCTTAAGAAGTTTCTAGCCGATCAGGAAGAGGCTGTGTCCATCGCCCGTGGTCTGCCAGACGGTAGCAGCCCGGTGCGGATCGATGCCTTGAACGTCGCCTTATCGCTCGCGCATTGCAATGCACTTGCCAGCGGCGGGACAACCTCGATGACTGAAATCATGAAGGACGCGGCCAAGGTGGAAAAGTATTTAAAGGGCGGCGATGAGCATTGAACAGCGCATCTACGACGGCAACCGAGCCCGCGAAGTCCTCGAAAACGAGGCTTACATCAAGGCATTCAACGACCTCAGAGCGGAGATCACAGACAAATGGCAAAACTCACCCTCAAGGGACTCGCAAGGCCGGGAAACCCTGTACCTGATGCTGGGCCTGACGAACAAGATCGAGGGCCTGCTGAAGGACTCGCTGATCTCGGGCAAGCAAGCGATGCTGGACCTGGAACACAAGAAGACGCTCGCAGAGCGCGCCAAAGAGCTGATACCCAGCTTCAAATAAAGATGATGGGCGGCGCGTCTTTTTTGATTAAAAGGAACCAGACATGAGCATAGTAGAGCCGACTTACATGGTCGTTCACCGCATGGCGCCAGTTGACGTAAAGCTAACGGACGAACAGACCAAGAGAATAGCCACAGACGCTTGTGCGATTGACACGGCAGATATGAGCAAAGGCGAGGCCGCTTATCAAAAAGCGGTGGAAATGTACCGTCTTAAAAAGAATCTAGCGTAATACCCCAGCGCTAGTAGCCAACAGGCTATTTGTGGGGTCGCGTCCGCTGAGAAGCGCCGCATTGGAGATTGACTATGGATACTCCCTCCACAGGGGAACCCAGCAACGCGCCGCTGAGCCCAGAATCAGCGGTAGACGCTTTCGCATCCGCTCTTGAGCCCGTAAAGGCCCCGGAGAAGACGCCGGAAGCATTGGAAGCCGAAAAGCTCGAAGACGAGGCCCGCAAGGCCGCCGAATCGGACGACGGCGAGCCGAACACGCAGGAAGAGGGCGATGATGCCGCGGGCGAGAAAGTCACCATCGAAGTAGATGGCAAGACGGTCGAACTCAGCAAGGCGGAATTGGCCGATTTCTACAAGAACGGATTGCGCCAGGCTGACTACACGAAAAAGACGATGGAGGTTGCGGACGCCAGAAAAGCGGCCGAGGCTGAAACCGCAAAGGCGCGACAAGAGCGCCAAGTCTACGCGCAGGGCCTTCAAAAGAACGCTTTGCAACTGGAAGCTGTCATTGAGCAGCAACAAAAGATTGATTGGGAAAAGCTCATCGAGGCCGATCCTGTTGAAGCACTGCGTCAGCAGCACCTCCTACAACGGAGACAAGCAGCATGGCAGGAAACGCATCAACAGCTTCAGCTCATCGCCGAGCAATCCCAGGCCGAACAAGTCCAGCACATGCAGTCCTACCGGGCGGAGCAGCAAGAAAAACTCATTGCCAAGCTTCCCGACTGGAAAGACCCTGTGAAGGCTAAGGCCGGATCGGCGGAACTCTCGGAATACCTGAAAAGTCAGGGATTCGAAGACGCCGAATTGAAAGCAACGTTCGACCATCGGGCGGTTGTGCTCGGCCATAAGGCCATGAAGTACGACCAGATGATGGAAAAAGCGCGAGCCGCCGCCAAGAAAGTCCAGGCCCTACCGCAAAAAGTGGTCCGCCCTGGTGTTGGCGATACCCCGAACCTTGACCGTCGCAGTTCTGCCATGAAGCAGTTGTCCAAGACGGGCCGGGTAGAGGACGCTGTCGCGCTGTTCGACCAATTCGTTTAACCCCTAACGTCGCGAGACGCTGGAGAAAATAGCATGACTGCACCTACAAATACCTTCATCACCACTTCGGTGATCGGTAACCGCGAAGACCTCAGCGATGTGATCTATCGCATCTCCCCCACGACCACGCCCCTCCTGAGCGGCGCGGCAAAAACCACCGCAACCAACACGTTGCACGAGTGGCAAACCCAGGACCTGGCTGCGGCCGCGTCCAATCTGGCAGTTGAAGGCGACGACGCTACGCTGATTGCAGCTACGCCCACCGTCCGCCTCACCAACCGCTGCCAGATCAGCACCAAGCCCTTTGGTGTGTCCGGCACTCAGCAGGCCATGAACCCGGCCGGCCGCAAGAACGAGCTGTCTTACCAAGGCAGTTTGAAGTCTCTGGAGCTGAAGCGCGACATGGAATTTGCCATGACGCAGCAAAGCGTTCTGGCGACCTCTCCGCGCGCCACCCGCGGCCTGGTGGGCTGGGTTGTGGACAACACGTCCAAGGCATCTGACACCACGCTGGCCAGCTACACGGCCAACACCGACAAGACGGACGGCACGACCCGTGCATTCGTTGAGTCCCAGGTGAAGTCCGTGTGCCAGTTGGTGTACACGGCCGGTGGTGATCCCGACACCATCATGATGGGTCCTGCCGCGAAACAGACGTTCTCGTCTTTCACCGGCAACGCAACCCGCATGGACAAGAGCGAGGACGCCAAGCTCTACACGTCCATTGATGTGTACGTGTCGGACTTCGGCGAGTTGAAGGCGGTTCCAAACCGCTTCCAACGCACCCGCGACGTGTTCATCCTCCAGATGGACAAGCTGGCCGTGGCCTATCTGCGCCCCTTCCAAACCATCGAACTGGCGAAAACGGGTGACTCCGATCGCCGTGAGCTGGTGGTGGAGTTCGCGCTGGAATGCCGCGCTCCGAAAGCCCATGGCGCCGTCTACGACATCGCCTAAACCATAGGGGAGGGCTTCGGCTCTCCCCGTCTACGGAGTACAAAATGGGTATGAACCTTGTTCAAACGCCTACGGGCGGCCTTGCTGTTGTTGACGATGCATCGAGCGGAAAAGGCTCAATCGTTATGTCGATGGCTGCGCAAGTCGCACGCGGCGCCACCAACACTGTTGCGCTGGGCTTTCTGCCAGCCAATGCGCAAATTGTTAGCATTCACATCCCGGTTTCGGTAGTGTCGAATGCAGCAACAACCTCGACCGTTTCTGTCGGCCTGGTCGGTGGCTCTGCTACCGCCTTCAGCGCTGCTCAGGACGTGAAAACGGCTATCGGCAACTTCTCGCAGGCGGCTACCGCAAGCTGGGCGCCGTCTACGTCGTCGCGCGCCCTGAATGTGACCTACACCGAAACCGGCGCCGCATCGTCTGCCGGCACCTTCGCTGTCTGCGTTAACTACATCGTCATCTGACCACGGCGGGCTTCGGCCCGCTCCCAATTTTCCTAACGCTGAGAAGCGCCGGAGCAAACATGTCAAACACCTACGAAGGCGGACCGATCACAGTTCAGTCGGTCGGCTTTACAGCGGCTACCGGAGCCGCCAGCGCCCGCACGGCGATCCCGACCAACTCCGCAGGGGAAATACCTCGCTATATCCGCGTTGCTGGCATCAATGAGTGCTATGTGAAGCTTGGCACCGTGACTGTCACGGCAACGGCAAACGACATGCTTGTCCAGCCCGCGGACAGCGCCATCATGACCACCAACGGCATGACGCACATCGCCTATATCCAGGGCACTGCTGCTGGCAAGGTCAACGTGGTTCCGCTGGAAGCATCCTGATGCGCTCCGTAATCGACCAAGGCGGCGGCCTAAGTACCGTCATTGCGCTGGAAGATGGCAACCTCGTCACGGGCTCGGTGCAAGACTGCACGCCTTTTGTAGAGCGCACCAAGGCTCTCCATCGTGAGGGTATGCACGGCTCTAGTGACTTCAAGCACGCCGCGAGCTTCCCTCAGGTGCTGGTCGAGAAGTACTGCAACGTCAACGGGATCAGCTTTGGCGAGTTCCTGAAAAACCCAGTGCATTGCAAGGCGATGCTCAATGACCCCGCGCTGAAGGATTTCCGCGTATGGGCTGGGAAAGTCTGATATGGCACTTGACGGCACTTACGCAGGGCTACAGGCTTCGATTGCCGCCTGGATTAACCGTACCGACCTGACGGCGGTTATTCCTGATTTCATCACGCTTGCAGAAGCCAAGATTGGCCGCGATCTGCGCCTGAGGAAACAGATCGTTTCCAGCACACTATTGACCGTCGCCAGCACCAGGGGCGTGAACCTACCAAGTGACTGGCTTCAATTTGAGAACGTATCGATTGACGGCAACCCAGAGAGGCAACTGAATTACTGCACGGTAGAGCAGCTTGACTACCAGTATCCCAACGGCGACCCGGCCGGGAAGCCTTCGCTGTTCACCATTGAGGGCGATCAAATCCTGTTTGGCCCAATGCCTGACACGGTCTATACCGTAAATATTTTTTACTACCAGAAGTTCACGGCGCTTTCTGCTGGCGCGAACTGGCTGTTCACAAATCATCCGAACATTTATTTGAACCTGGCGATGTCCTACGCATGTCACTTCATCAAGGATGCCAAGCGCACCGCCGAATATCTGGACCTGTACGAGCGCGACAAGGATGCGCTACAACTTCAGGACGACACGGCCCAGCACAGCGGATCGTCGCTAAGGGTGCGCACGACATGACGCCTCTGCTGGGGTTTTCGCCGGACAGCGATCCAAACACGCCTGGGATCATGACGGCATGCTCTGCAATTGTGCCGTTCGAGGCCGGATTTAAAGGCGCCCCTTCCGCAGTGGCAACGACAGCCGCGGCACTGGCTGCGGCATGCAATGGGGCCGTGGTGGCGACAAAGCTGGACGGAACCCGCAGGGTGTTCGCCGGGACCATCTCAAAGCTCTATGAACTCGCAGGAACGGCCTGGACCGACAGAAGCCGGGCAGGAAATTACAACGGCGGCACGGACACGCGGTGGTCCTTCTGCCAATTTGGTGATACGACCGTTGCATCCAATCTGGCCGACATCATGCAGTCTTCGGCAGCTGGGGCTTTTGCGGATATTGCGGGCGCCCCGAAAGCAAAGATTGTCGTTAGCAGCAATAACAACTTCGTTATTGCGTTTAACACGGTAGACGGTACTTATGGAACGTCTCAAGACCGCTGGTGGTGCTGTGCCCAAGGCGATCAAACCAACTGGACGCCGGCTGTTCCAACCCTGGCGACAACCGGCCGTCTGGTGGCTGTTGAAGGTCAAATCCAGGCGGCTTTGACGCTCGGTGACTACGTCATTGCGTACAAGAATCGTGCCATTTTTCTCGGGTCGTTTGTTGGCTCTCCTGTCGTGTGGCAGTGGGCACTCGTTCCAGGTGGTGAGGCAGGTGCAGTAGGGCAAGAGGCGGTGTGTGATATCGGCGGCGCTCACTTTATCGTAGGGACAGACAGTTTTTGGCTGTTTGACGGAACTCGTCCGATTCAACTCGGTAACGGCGCTGTGCGGCAGTGGTTTCTCGGCAATTCAAGCGCGACATACCGCTATCGCACGAAGTGCATCTATGACAAGCAAAACAATTTGGTGCGGGTTTTCTTTCCGTCTACCGCATCGACAGGGGCTTGTGATTCATGCCTTGTTTATCACGTCCTGACCAAGCAATTCGGCAGGGATGACAGGACGGTTGAAGCTCCGTTGGCCTACATCGCCCCGGGCGTGACGATTGACGGACTTGATGCATATGCAGCAACCATAGATGCACTGCCGAACATTCCGTTCGATTCGCAATTCTGGATTGTGGGCGGTCAGGTTGCTGCTTATTTCAACTCATCTCATCAGTTGGTTTCACTCAATGGTCCATGCGGCTCAAGCAGCATCACGACGGGCGATCTTGGGGATGACGACATTGTCTCGGACATCGAGCGATTCCGCGTGCGGTTCACTCAATCGCCAACGACGGCATCGGCTACCGGGTTTTACAAGATGAACGAGGGCGATAGTCTCACGACCGGTCCTACCAACGCGATCAATGACGGGAAGTTTGATGTACGCCAGTCGGGCAGGTTTCACCGAGTGCGAATCGACATGACGGGCGACCACAAAGAGACTGGTTACGACGCAAGGCTGATAGAGGCAGGTGGACGATGAAAAGACCCACAGACGATCCGATTCTTCCGCAGAACCCGGATACGGAATATGCCAAGAGTCTGAATATCCGTCTCAAGGATCTTTTCCGGACGCTTTGCTTGCGTGTCAATGGAATTTCTGATGGACGGCTCAGCGCGATAGACAACGCAGTGCCTTCAGTGCCAATGACTGGAACCTATGCGCAGGGTGATTTTGTGCGCAACAGCACTCCCACGGAAGCGGGTGCTGGCGGTAGCAAATATGTAGTTTTTGGGTGGCTATGCACTGTAGGCGGAACGCCTGGCACGTTCGTGCCATGCAGATTTTTGACAGGGAACTAGAACATGGCAGATAACCTCGGATTCGGAGCAGCGAGCAATCCCTATTTGGACAAGTCCATTGCGGACTCTCTTGGGGACACAACCCGTGCCTACAACATGACCACCGCGCCGGCCTATACGTCGGCCATGGTCCGTTCCGGATCGTTTGGCAACTCTGGTGTAGACCAGATGCAGGGGGAGGCACAGCGCCAGCTCCAGACCTCTCTTGGGCGCCAGGCAAACGACATGCGCTCGAACAATTACCAGTTCGACCAGAATTTTGACCGTGGCGTCTATAACGATCAGTTTGGGCAAAACCAGCAGACCATCGCCACCGGCATGAATCTGATGAATTTTCAGAATCAGAACAATCAGCAAAATCTCGGCTTCGGGACGCAGATCCAGAACACGCCATTGAATTATTACCAGGGCTTTGCGAACACGGCGAATGGTCTGGGCCAGGGCTATGGAACTTCTACCGGGACCGGCTCTACCTCAGGCGGAACAAGCCCGTTGACATCCGCAATTGGCGGCGCGCAGCTCGGATCATCGCTCTGGAATAGCTGGTTCCCGAGCACGGGCCAGACCAACGGAAACGGCGGCTACAACTACGGTGGCACGCCTTACAACAATCCATCGGCCTACTCGGCAGGCTGATCATGCAACTCTCAGATTTGAAAATCCTGCACCACTTTGGCGGTGGGGTATACGCCAAGGAAATTGAAGTCCCGGCAGGGCAGATCGTGGGGAAGCACATTCACACGCATGACCACCTGTCAATTCTCGGGCGAGGCTCCGTGATTGTTCGTATTGACGGAGAGTCGCGCCGCGTTGATGGTCCGGCCTGCATCCTGATTGAGGCGGGGAAAGCTCACTCCGTTGAATCTCTCACTGACGTGGTGTGGTTCTGCGTCCATGCCACCAAAGAAACCGACCCCGAGAAGGTCGATCACACATTAATCGAGGAGCACTGATATGCCGCTTTCATGGATTGGCCCAGTCGCCGGGGCTGTTGGTGGACTTCTTTCTGACGGCAGCGGTAGCCAGCCTTCTCAAACGCAAACCGTATCGAAAGACCCGTGGTCGGCGGCCGATCCGTGGCTTCGTCAGCAGATCACGACGGGCCAGGGCCTGCAGGGCTATTACCAAAACAACCCTTTCAACCAGCAGCAGCAGCAGGCCTATGGGCAGTTGTCGCAGGGCAATGCCTACACAAATGCGGTGGTTCCAAGCCTTCTTAGCCAGATTAGCAACCAGCCAGGCTTTGACCGAACGAATCCCCGTGCTAAGCCTGCAGGGATCAACTTCAACGCTGGCGGGAATCTGGGTTTTGGCGGGACATCGAGCATGAACCCGGTGAACATGAACGTCACGAATAACCCGTTTGCTAATGGCGGGATTCCGGCTCCTGCTGCCCCGGCCGCGGCTCCCGCACAGCAGGACATGCCGCTTATCCCGATCTATGATGGACAGTACGTCCTCGACTACACCCACAACCCGAACGATCCACGCCTGCAGCGAGGGGGTAACTAATGGGACTCCTTGACGCACTCGGTAGCGATGATGCCCGCCTGGGCATTGGTCTGCTCGCGGCTGGTGGCTATTCGCCCACCCCAATGAGCCTCGGCCAGCGCGTGCAGATGGCAATGCAGGGCATGGATGCGCAGAAGCAAAACCAGCTCAAGACCAAGCTGATGCAATCCCAGATCGACGAGAACTCCAGCCAGAACGCGACCCGCGCCGCCGCCCTGGACAAGCAACTTCAGCTCTCCAAGATGGTGCAAACGCTTTTCGGCGGCGGCGCTGATGCTCAGCCAGCCACTTCACCGGGCGCCTTCACGCCCTCTACTGACGGGATGGGGCCGACCATGCCTCCGAGCATGCAGGCGCCTCAGGGTCAGGGCGGAAGCCGTCTTGCGGGCATGAATATCGACCAGGTTGCCGGCCTGAAAGCCCTTGGCGGTCCCGACCTGTTCGAGGCCTACAAGTGGACAAAAGACCCGCTCCAGCTACAGCAGGGAAATACCTACGTTGACCGCACCACTGGGCAATCGAAATTCATGCCAAAGGTTGGCGAAGGCATCGCGCCGGACGCTAACGGCTTCTACGCTCCTTTGCCCGGATACGCCGCCTCTCAAGGTGTAATTGAGGGCGCCAAAACCTCCGCTACAGAGGGCGCCAAGGCCAACTATGAAATGGTTGATGTGCTTGGCCCGAATGGCGAGACACGCTCTGTTCCGAAATCGTCTGTGCTCGGCGGGCAAGGCGCGGCACCACGCCAAGCCCCCACGGCCGGCGAGGCCGACATGCGCACCGCCGTGCAGGGCGGAATGGGGGCTGATCCGCAGGCCATTCAGCGCGAGATTCAGCAGACGACGGCAGACCTCGCCAAGGTCGCCGATCCGGCCTCAAAGGCCCAACTACAGAACTATCTTGCTGACCTCCAAGCCCAGGCACAGCGCGTGCCGGTTGCTACCGCGCAGGCTCCAGGGGTTCAACGCACCCAAACGACGGCACAAAAGCTCTCCGCAGAGGCCGGTGGCAAGGTCAATGAAACCTGGCTGCGTACAAGCTACGAGCCGGTCATCGCCAGCATGGGGCCGACTGACGACATGTTGGCAGGCGTGCGCGTTGCCCGCAATGCCATCACTCAGATGGGCGGGACAGGCTGGGGAACTGAAACCAAGGCCGCCGCAGCAAACGTGTTGAATGGCCTGGGCCTTTCCACTGCGAATTCCAAGATGCTGGCGACCAGTTCGCAGGTTTTTCAGAATGCCGCTATGGAGCGCCTGCAGTCGGTCTTGAATGCAGCAAAAGGCCCGCAGACCGAGGGCGACGCAACCCGCGCCATGAAGACCTTCGGCCAGCTTGGCAATACGACCGAGGCGAACAACTTCATTCTCGATCTATCAGAAGCCAAGGCCCAGCGCGACAAGATGAAAGCTGCGTTCTACCAGCAAGCGCTCCCCATCGCGCAGAAGAAGGGCGACCTTGCCGAAATTGACCGCGAGTGGTCCAAGCGTGCGCCGTCGATCTTCAGCCTGCCAGGCATGACTAAATGGGGCGTCAAGTGAGCGATTACGACACCGCTTTTGCTACCGCCGCTCAGGGCCTGGGTGGTGCTGCGCCGCCTCAAAACGAGTATGACGCGATCATGTCGGGCATCATGCCGAAGGCGGAGCAAGTTACCACGCCAGTGCAGAAGCCAAAGCAGGGCACTGGGTCAGACATCGCGGATTCTATAAACGCCGTTGGGACCGGGTACTTCAAGGGGCTTACAAGCCTGATAGGCCTTCCGGGTGACACCGCAGCGAATATCTCTGACCTGGGTAAGGCTGCTATGGGTACGCCATACACCGCAATCACGGGTAAAGCCGCGCCTGATTGGCTCATGCCCAACGACCGGAAGAATGTGTTTGGCACTGGGGCCTACATCTTGGACAAGGCAAGGCAAACCGCGCTCGGCAGATACTTTACTCAGGCCGTCAACCCAGAATATGAGGGTGGCTATCTCCAGGCTGCTGGCGGTGCGCTAAATGGCATTGTCCGGCCACAAACATTGTCTCAAGCGGCAAACCAAGGAGCCCTCTCGGTAGCCGGCACGTTGGCGGGTAAGGCCGTGGGTGATGCCACTGGAAATCCGGCTCTAGCCATCACGGCCAGCCTGCTGCCGACCGCCGCACAATATGCGGGCGCGGCCACCCTGAAGGCCGCGGTCCGAGGCGGCGAGTCTGGCCGCAAGGACATGGAGCAGCGAATCCAGGACCTGAAAGCCGCTGGCGTTGAAAACCCGACGCTTGGGCTGGCTTCCGGTAATTCGCTTGTTGGTGGCGTAGAAAACCTCCTGCAAAGCACCCCGGGAGCCGTAAAGGTGATGCGCAACGCCCGAGACAGCGCCGTGAACGGCCTGCAAGAAAAGGCGAACGCTGCGGCAGATTTGGCCTCAAAAAATCGCGGCTCGCTTGAGTCTGGCGTCGCTATTCAAGAGGGCATCAAGTCCTTCAAGGATGCGTTTAAAGACAAACAGGCCGGGCTCTATGGGAATCTGGACGAGTTCATTCCGGGCAGTACTCCAGTCAATGTATCTGGCACGAAGTCCACGCTTTCATCTCTCAATGCCGACATCCCTGGTGCCCCCGAACTGTCCAAGCAATTCAAGAATGCCCGAATCATGGGGATTGAGGACGCCATCATCAAGGACACGGCCGGAACCGCGCCCGGGGTGGTGACAACGACTCGCGGCGCTGGTGGGCTCATGAATCAGCCTGAGGTGGTTGTGACTGGAAACATTCCAGGCGGCTCTTCGACAAACCTGCTGCCATTTGAGGCGGTCAAGAAAACCCGCACACTGGTGGGCAATGAGATTGCCGACAACTCGCTGGTTAGCACCGTTCCGCGCAGCAAGTGGAACGCTTTGTACGGCTCTCTATCTGGTGATATGGGCACTGCCGCAACTCAGGCAGGGCCACAAGCCACCGGGGCATTCAACCGGGCAAACGACTTCACCAGGGCCGGATTGCAGCGCCTGGACCGTGTTGCCCCATTCGCCAACCGCGATGCGCCTGAGCAGTCTTACAAGCTTCTCAACCAGACCCTTGGTGACAACGTATCGACCCTGCAGGCCGTCAAGAAGTCGCTTCCTGAAGGCGCGCGCGGCACTGTGGCAGGAACCGTTATCGAAAAGCTCGGTACGGCAAGGCCAGGAAATCAGAACGACACCGGCTCAGTCTGGAGCCCTGATACCTTCCTGACCAACTGGAACAAGATGAAGCCAGAGGCGCGGCAAGAGCTGTTCTCCGGCTTTCAGAACTCCAAGCAGGTCATGGATGACGTGTCTTCGATAGCAAAAGCCACATCCATGATGCGTGACAGCTCAAAGCTGTGGGCCAACCCATCGGGCACCAGCGCAAATCTGGCGGCGCGCGGGACGATAGGAGCTATTGCCGGGGGTGGTCTGCTGTCTGCTGGTGGGCTTCTAAACCCGGTGGTGCCGGTGGCCGCCGCGGGTGGAATGCTTGGCGCCTATGGCGCGGCTCGCGCGGTAACAAGCCCGAGAGTTGTCAACTCTGCCGCGCAAAGAACCTATATCGACCCGGAAATTCTCAATGCGCAAGTGAATGCGCTGATAGGTGGCGGTCTGTTAGACCAGCGCTAGAAACAGCGCAACGACGCAAATAACGACCAAAACGACGGGCCACAAAACCATCAGTACGGCGATTCCGTCTTGGCTGAATTGATCTTTTTCGTGCATGTAAGTCCTAAACCGCCCACCGAGGCGAAGTAAAATAGCGAGGACTAAAAGGTGCACTAACACCTATTAGTCCTCTAACCAAATCGTTAACAAGGAACGAATATGGCTTCAAATATTTTACGCTTAAGTCCGACACTGTTTTCAATAGCTGGAAAGCTAGTGAAAATCGATGAATCAGAGGCCCACAGATTGGTAGGCAAGGCCTGGCCACAGCAAAAGCGGTCTAAAAGGAGTTCGGAAACATAAGAATAAATGGAGCGCAACGATAACATCGGACAAAGTGATCTACCGTCTTGGTCAATACGATACCCCGGAACTCGCCCACGCCGCGTATTGCGAAGCATCTAAAAAGCTTCATGGCGAATTTTCACGACTAAATTAGTTTTTAGAAACGCATACATCAAGGCCCGCAACAGCGGGCCTTTTTCATTTCAGGAGCACCTTAATGAGCGTAAACACCACATTGGCCGGCCTCTCGCAGACCGCCGCCAGCAATGGCCCAGATGGCAGCGTAGACCCGCCTTCGACCATAGACGACTCGGTCAGGTACGCCCTGTCCTTTATCGCCTCCCTGCGAGACGGCAAGGGCTTTACTACGCCTGCTGTGCTGGCCTCTGCCAGTACCACCGATATCGGCGCGCAGAACTCGCTGGGCGTGGAGATCAGCGGAACGACCACGATAACGAGCTTCGGCACGGCCTACAACGGCCCCAGGTTCCTGCGCTTTACGGGTGCGCTGACCCTCACGCACAACGCATCGAATCTGATCTTGCCAGGTGGGGCGAATATCACCACGGCCGCGGGTGATTGCGCTGTAGTGATTCCAAAAACCACCGCGGGTACGGCTGATGGGTGGCAGGTGCTTGTTTATCAAAAATCCGACCTCTCCCAGAAGCCAACTCTCGGCACTACGGTTGCCGCCACCTCTGGTACATCCATTGATTTCACTGGGATACCGAGTTGGGTCAAAAGGATAACCGTTTCTGCTTCTGGCCTGAGTACAAATGGCACCGATCAAATCATGATCCGACTTGGTACTGCGGCGTCCGGCGGAACGATTGAGACTACTGGCTATCTGAGCGGCTTCACCATCATAAGCACGTCTGGCGTCCTTACCGGTAACGCCACCACAGGTTTTAACGTGGGAAATGCTGGAACCGCCGCGGCGCTTTACAACGGGTCTATGACCATCACCCTCCTCAATCCCGCAACAAACACATGGGCGGCAACTGGGATTTTTTACGAATCTCAGCAAACAGAGGGACATTCGATGGCCGGATCAAAGCCACTTGCAGCCGCGCTAGACCGAATTCGCATCACCACGCCAGGCGGCGCAAACACGTTCGACGCCGGTGTAGTAAACATTCTTTACGAGGGATAACATGCCAGGCCTATACATCAGACTCCCTAACTGCACCTGGCTCGTTGTTGACGGCACAGAGACCGCCCCGGACCCTATCGCGGGCCTTGTGGACCTAGTTCCGGCGCTGCTGTCGAATTCCTCAGGTGGCTGGACGTGCTCAGCCTCTTTCGAATACTACGAATCCGGCACGGGCACGGCATACGCCCACAAGATATTCGACCGCGTCGCAAGCGGAAATTGGATAGACGGTTGGAACGCCGGCTATGGCTACCCGCAATGGAATCAATTTCAAGCCCCGGCGCCCATAACCGTCAAGGCCTACAGCGTGCAGATTCGCACGGGCGCCAATACGCTCTACCCGGGCACCTGGAAACTCCAAGGCTGGAACGGCACCGTCTGGGACGACCTACACAGCGTCAGCGGTGTAACATGGCTAGCTGGAGAGATTAAGACCTATGTTGTCCCGACACCGGCCGCTTATAGCAAGCATCGCCTTTATGTCACTGCTGGCGGTGTTCAGTGTGAAATACAGGAGTGCCGCCTCTATGGCTGATGCTCAAATCAGGGGCTGCTTGAACGCCGTAGCGCCAAAAGCGCGGCAGCTCGACATTTTCGGCGATTCCACCCAAGTCGGGGCGCTCACCAGCAATACCGATTCGACCAAGCCGCCATCCTATTGGGTAAATTTGCCCGGCTTCACAGTGGTGAATCGCGGCCTGCGCGGCGACTCCACGCAGTGGCTTCTTGACTACCACACAACCCGCGACGGCTGGGCCGGCCTGCTCCAGAACTCGGCTGCTGATACGGTCATCATCAACCACGCCATCAATGACCGCAACGCCCTGGTGCCAATTGCCACCTACAAGGCCAATCTTGAAATGATCATATGGCTGGCGCAGGACATCAACAAAAAGCGCCTGATCCTCGAAACGCCAAACCCGATCGATTACGCCGTGTCCGGCGCGCTCCCGCTCTCGGACTATGCCCAAGCAATGCGCGAAGTCGCCGCGGCAAAGGGCGTGGCCATGATTGACCAATACGACTATATGACCAGCCTCATAGGCAGTCAGCCGATCACGGGCTTCATGCCCGACCGAGTGCACCCGAACGACTATACCTATAGGCTCAAGGGCGAGTTTTCGAACAAGCGCCTATTTGAAATTCTCTGCAACTGACTGCTCTAGCTGTCCAGTTTAATTTCCAGCCTTAGAAGGTCTTTATCGCCTTCGTGGGTTTGCTGGCCGCGCTTGATGTTTATGGATATTTCGTCTCGATAAAGCTCACCGAACGCAATAGGGAAATCTTCGTCGTCTTCATTGAACGCGCGAACGTGAATGAATAGCTTCCCGTCTGGGTCCTGCTGAATCAGCATTTCTCCCAGTTCTCGGGCGGTCAGCAGTTTTGATGGTGTTTCTTCCATTTGAGCGCTCCTGAAGTTGTCCAATTTTTAAGGTCAGCGAAACCGCGCATCGCGAACGCATACCGTTTCAGTCTTGCCATCCATGGTTTTCTCGACGCACTCTCCGCGCACCGTAAGCAAGTAGCCGGTAACAAGCGCACCGACGGCCACAAAAACGACCAAGCAAACGGTCGTGAGTATTTTGATAACGCGGTTTTTGTGCATACCGCATTTTAAAGCAGCCCGCCCCGAGCGGGCTTTTTTACACCCGGAAAGCTACACCATGAGGTGTATCTATGCATGGAAAACATAATCTCTAAACAAGTGCCTAAGCGTTCATAGGAAGACAGCATGACACCAACGACCCCAGAACTAGAAGCGCAGCACCATGCAGACAACCAGCTACGGTTTCTGGCTATAGAGACCAAGCTAGATGCCAATACGGCGGTGACGGAAAAGCTGGCCGGCGACACCGCCGAACTGGTGGAGATGTGGAAGGACGCCGGGGTGTTCTTCAAATGGATGCGCAGGGCCGGGAAATTCGTAGTGGGGATGAGCAAATTCCTTCTTCTCGTGGGTTCTTTGTATGCGATCTGGAAACAATGGTGGGGGCCGAAATGAGCATAGACGCCGTAACCGGTGATGTGAACATGATCATCAACAAGCTAGGCGGGCGCACGTTCCTGCTGACGCTGGGCTGCGGTGCAGCTACTACGGCCCTTTGCTGGGCTGGGAAGATCGACGGCACCACTTATGCCGCCGTCGTACTGGGCACGGTAGGTGCCTATATCACTGCCAATGCCGTGCGCGGCGTGAAGCAAGACAAAGGCGCATCATGAACCAAGATGATCCCCTGCTGAACAAAGAGCTACGCCGAGATGAGAGCGTGGAATACAAGCTATACCTGGACACCCTCGGGATACCAACGACCGGGGTGGGGCACAACCTAAATGCAAAACCACTGCCAGAGGGCTGGACCTACCCGCTCACGGATGCCCAGGTTGATGAATTGCTGGCCGACGACGTTGGGGACGTGTTCAAGGATCTGGACCGGGTCTTCCCCTGGTGGCGAAATATGAGCTATGCCCGCCAGCGGGTCATCGCCAACATGTGCTTTAACCTGGGCATTACCCGCCTTTCTGGCTTCAAAAACACCCTGGCGGCCATGGAACAGGGCAGGTATACCACTGCCGCGGCCGGGATGATGTCTTCCAAGTGGGCCGAACAGGTAGGCAAGCGTGCAGAGCGCTTAGCTGAAATGATGGTGACGGGATGATGGCCCTACTCAACTGGCGCGTGTGGGCGGCTGTAGCGCTCGCCGTGGGCCTCGCCATAAGCCACACCTTCATCTACCGCGCCGGTAAGGCCACTGTGCGCGCCGACTGGGACAAGGAACGTCTCGAACAGGTTCAAACCGCCGCCCTCGCATCCGAAGCGCGCCGCATGAAAGAACGGTCACTTTCCCTTTCAAACGAAGGAGTCACCAATGCGTATATCAAAGAAAAGTCTGCTCTTGTTGCTGCTCAGCGCGCTTCTAATGACAAGCTGCGCGAGCTACAAGCCGCCCTTAGTGGTGGACCCGGCGTCGATTCCGCCCCCCTTAGAGGAGCTGATGACCCCCGTGATGCCATCATCGATCAATGTGCCAGCGCTCTTGTCGGACTGGACAAGGAAGCTAAAGGATTGGCACTCAAGGCAACTGGCTTGCAAAGCTACGCCCGCCTCGTGTGCCTAGCAAAGTAGCTCAGGGCTTGCCCCTGTAGTATAGCCAGAACAGCAGAATCGCTCCGGCCACAAACACCGCCCCTGTGAGCCACAGTTCAAGTGGCGACATTGATTTCAGTATTTCCACGACTGACTCCCAAAGTAAGCCAATCAATCTATCACCCTGAAATATTAAAGGGTGTGATTAATTCACCGATTGCGGCTAGGCTGGGTTTGGGGTATTCGCGGGCGCGGGAGAGCATTCGGGGCATCTGTCCCCCGTGCTTTTTCTGTCCAGGTCGCCAGTCCACCCCAGCTTTAGGGCCTCTTCTTTCAGGGTATGCGCCTCACTCCAATGTAGGCCGCGCTCCTTCGGAGAAACTTGCTCTCCGCCCAATGTTTTTCCGCAAGAATCACATTCGACGTAAATGCCGGTCATTTCTCACTCCTTATTTGTAGATGGAATTCCTGCCGTAGAGCCATGAGTCTGGAGCACTCTCCGACGGAGCCATCCCAGCGGGAAGTCCTGGCATCTGCGGGCCGCGCTCATCCGCCCTGCCCACGGCCAAGCATTCCCGCATGACCTTGCGGAACTGGGCCACGGTCAGCTCGGAAATCTTCAAGCCTTCGATGCTTGGCTCGGGCTCATTCTTGAAATCAAACATTTCTCATTCCTTAAACTTTGGAATAGCCACAGCATAAACGGCTGGGCGATGCTGGGGATTTTCTGCCCAACAGGGCGCAAAACACGCTTTTGGCGCGCTGTATGCACAGCCAGTAGCCTAGCATCCATGCGGGTTCCGAGCCTGCGCGTAGAATGCGCGGGGCACTTAAAATCCGCCGCTTCGT